CAAAGATGTCATACCCTCTAGGGTTTTTGATTGCTGCTGCTCATTGTAGCCCTTTAAGCTCGACGCCTCTTTTTCCAGATACGCATTTATAACCGCCTCAAATTGCTGCGGCAAAATCCCGCTCTTGTGCGCCACTTCTTTAATCGAACTTATGAACTCTTCGTTTACTTGGTGCCCCTCAGGGGTCTTGAAGTTTACTTTATAATCTTCGATCTTTTCAGGGTTTCCAACTTTTCTAAAAAACGTGGACCAGTCGTCCGGTGTCGCATGCTTGTCTGGAATCGGTACACGATTGCCAATTGCTTTTTGAGCATGTACCGCCATCTTAGCTAGGCCCTCTAAACTAGTAGTCGTTGAAAGTGCCGAATCGTTTCGTAAGTCCTCAGGCAAGTACGACTTAACCTCATCCCAAGACATAGTCTTGGCCGTAGCCGCAGTTGGTGTAACCGCTGCCGCTTCAGTCGGTGGTGTAGTAGCTCCGCCTGAGTCCGTACCCTCAGTCGTTACCTCGTTCATTAACCTATAGTATGATTTCATCTTGCTCTTTCTCCTGTTGCTTTTTGATAAACGCCTCTGCCTTCTTAATGTCTAACGCCAATATCTTCATGATATCCAAAACTACAGACCTTCGCCCATCGTTAAATGCCATCGCTAGTGCGTCCGGCTTAGTCATGCTCATGCTTGGAACAAGCACACCCGACATCTTCATTAAATGCCAAACCACTCTTTGGCCCGCATCTGTTTTGAATACCTGCTGATAGTCCGCGTGGGTCGCGTACCGATTGCTGCTTTTTCCCATCTTGCTTTTACTCCTGTGCCAGCGGCGCTAGTTTAGCCGCTTGATCCACCTGTGTTGCTTGTTGTTGCTGTTGTAAGGCCTGTTGCTGCGCCTCTGCCTTCGCCTGACGTAGCTCCTCCATCTGAGACTTAGTTCTAAGCACAGACTGGTTAGCCCCACGAAGCTTAAATTGTAGTCTTACATACGCATCCGGGTCTAAATTATCCATGGCCTCCGGCAACATCTGCACAACTGGAATAGACGCCGATAGTGCGCCTTCTATACTCTCTAACTCACTCACCCTTTGTGCTCGCGCCACGGGGCTTGAGTAAACTACGTCTAGCTCCACTCCGTCTAGAATCTCCGGCACTTCCCCAAGTAAATCGCCGTTGTTGTCCGCTTGCACCATGATATCTAATACCCGGTCAATCAACGGTCGCAAAAACTCCGTCTGTTGACGGCCCACAAGAGGACCTAAAAAGCGAAGCTGCTCCTGGACGCGCTGGCTGACCTCTAGCTGGGTCATTCGAGAACTCTGTACCAAGTTTAACTTATCAACAAAGAACGCCTCTCGTACGCGCTGTTGGCGCTCACGCATAGCCTCATACCCAAAGTCGATTCGTGAATCATTAAATATCGGCTCAATCCTGTCCGTAGTGCCAGCCCTGTAGAAGTTAACCCCTCCTGGGACTGAACGAAATGGCATTACCACCCCGTCATCGGGCATCTGCACAGGCGGATCTACCACCTTCTGAGCACCCTTTAACACAGTCTTCGCCATAATATTTAAAGTCTTAATCTCAGGCAGTGCAGTCATCGCAGGACTTCGTCCATAAATCTCGCCCGATGTCTTACTCCAGCGCGATATCACATACGGAAACCTACGAAACCTTCCCTCTCTTAATTCTAGCTTGTCGCACTTTAAAATATACTGCGACATGTACGGCATGTCTTTTCTCTCGGTAACATCTTCACGGTAAACCGAATGAATGATCTCAAATTTATCATCCTTACCATTAACAAAACGATTAGCCACCTTCTGCCCGACTATCTCCTTGAGAGCATCTTCAGTAGATGGAGTGCCAGATGGCACGAAAAATTCAACAATTTGACGAGGAGTCCACTCAAAAACACGATCACTTTCATCAATCATCCCCTTAGAATTTTCTGCCACAAATAGTTCACGCATAGGAACTGTCGAACAACGTACAAGAGAATCCTCATCCTCTTCAATAGTCATCGCAGCCGTACCAATAGAGCAAAGATCTAAAAAGTATTCGTAAACCTCTGGCTGGAAATTAGTATTGTTTAAAACCCTGTGCATTCTTCGAGATAGGTCTTGTAAATACAAAACCACTTCGTCCATCTCATCTATGTTCGGGTCGCCCGTTTGTAAACTAAACCACTGCGTATTCGGATTAGTTAAAAGACCATGAAGAGCCGCTACCAGTGTCTCACACGAAACCATGCCCGTATTGTCGTAAAGCTCGATCCCCTTTTTCTCACCCGGCACATTACGGCGCGTGAACTCGTTCTTACGTGGTACAACAAAATCAGCAACCTCTTGCCAATGTGTTTCCCAAACTCCGCGAATTGATTTCAAAGACTCTTGGCGCTGTATAATCTGCTGTGGTGTTCTTTTCATTTACGCACACTGCTTCCAATATTTAACATGTTTCCCCTTAGGCGAGATGAGTCCCTCTGATCTACCGATGTATTAAACAAAAACTGTGTCGCCTGCCGACTCTTAAACTTAGGATCTGTCCCAAGTTTAGCCGCCTCAAAACTTTGCCGCACCTTTTGTAGTAAACTAGAGTCGTTTAATCCACCCGCAAACCCGGAATTTCCACCCGTGATCTTTCCCATTCCTCTGCCAATATCCGCCTGCATCTCCTCTTTAGTAATCTCCGAGATGCCGCTCGCCATCACTTCTTTTTTTAAAGCCTCAAACTGTGGTGCATAATTACGACTCGAACTAGAACTACTCATAACTTACTCCCACCCAAATACGTCATACGACGACTCCGCGTACCGTTGTAAATCACCCTTCATGGGCCGATCCTCTTCAAGCCTATAACCAGTCGCAAATGTACGTAAAGCATCCGCTGAATGCGATGCCCAGTTATGCTTAGGTACAGTCTTAAATACGTTTTCCCTGTTGTCAAACACACGCTCGTATGATTTAAGAGCCTCGATCCCGTAACCACACTCACCCTCGTCAAACCACATCCTACCAAGTATAGACCGAACCGCCGCTATCCCATCTTCTCTCTTTAGTCGAGGAGCAATACGCACGTTCTTTAGTCCAAGCTTTTTGATTATCTCAACCCGACTCTTCCCCGTCCCAAGCTCCCGGGCCGCCGCATCGTGAGGCAGTAAGTGCTCAGCGTAGTCGTACGGCTTATCCCGAATCATCTTCACAATCTCAGGCAAACCCTTCGAAGATACCTCGAGATGATCAATCACATGAAGCTCCCGACCACACTCTTGTATAAACCACACAACCGTCGAATCATCCATTCCCAAATCCCACGCCGTCGTCACACGCGAATGATTGTCATACGGAACCTTCGCTATCCGGCCCGCCTTCTGAGCAAGACCCATCTCCGCCTTGTAATACGCACCCACCAAAGCCGCCGTAAACGAACACTCATACTCCTGCTCATACTCCTCAGGACCCATAATAGCCGCCGCCGCTTCCAACTCCGCCTGAGGTATAACCCCAGTCTCAGAAGCCTTAAATCTACACGCAAACCATGTACCCGTCTTATCGCTAGTCGCATGACGGTACATCTCATACGCGTGATTAGAGCCCTTCGGCGTAAAAATAAATATCGCCCAACCCTCACGATCAGATAACGCCGGACGTACCACCTGCGTAAACACAGTCGGGTCCTGCTCCGAATACTCATCAAGTACCACACCATCCAAATACACACCGCGTATCGCAGCAGGTTTCTCAGCACCTAACAAAAATATCCGTATCTCATCGCGCTTATCCGACCTCGGAATGATCGCCTTTAACTCCGTCTCCCGATACTCCACCCCAGGAACATCACGAAGTATTTCCTTTAAAAAATCCCAAGAAATACGCTTGGCAGCACCATAAGTAGGTGCTATATATGCATACTGCGGATTCTTCCTAGGATTGCGTAAAGCCCGGTCCACCATCTCATTTAAACAAAAAATCGTCTTACCAAACCTACGATGCGCTAATATAACGTTAAACCTACGCACTCGCGCATGCAAAAAATCCTGGTGCCTGCGAGGACGGTAACCCGTACTAACTACCCTGCTACTCACCATTAGCTACCACCCTTCCTATCTCCGCAAAATCTGACCCCTCCTCAAAACCAACGTCCCCAGGCCTACGTATCCCAGTCTCAATAGACGCAACCCCGATCCGAGCATCTATCTTCTGACGACTCACAGGACTCAACTTCTCATCCCCAATGCCCGCCACATACTTGTACACATCCGTCTTCAAACGAGCCAACGCCACCTCGTCCTTATCCGGTCCCGTGGCCTCCACCGTCTCTACCAACTTCTCGAAATATCCCTCAGCTCGGTCCCTCTTCGCCTGCTCAAACGCGTCGCCAAAATCTGAATAATGACGACGCCACTTACACAACTTCGCATACGTAATCCCAACCGCTCGACACGCATTCTTTAAACTCGATCCCTCAAGTATTAACCCGCATATCACATCCCCAATCAACGTACTGTAACGTATCCCAGGCTTTGAAAACTCCTCCTGAGACTGACCAGTGTGCGATACCCACCAACGCTCGCCCTCTATTACCACTACCTCGTACTTATCCATGTCCTCATAACGAAGATCCCGGTGCGCTACCTCGCCCGTTTGCGGGTTGAACGCCTCCGCAGTGCCAGAGGGGGATATGCGGTAGCGCCAATCTTCGGGGTTCGGGTGTCTAACAGGTGGTGGAGGTGGGATGTCTG